GGAGGTTCTGTTGTACTGATGGTGACGCTTGAGAACAACGTGGACAGATTCGCTGAACGGTTCGGCGAACTTGCGGAGAAGGCGAGATATCTCCTTTCCTCGCAGATTCTCGCCGATGCCAACAAGCACGTGAGGATGGACACGGGAGAGCTGAGGGATTCGTCCTTGAGGGCTTCCAACCTTCCGAAGGGTGAGCTTGTATGGGATACACCGTATGCGAAGAGGGTCTACTTCACAGGCGTTCCGTCACACGACAGGAACCCCGATGCGGAGCTGATGTGGGTGCAGGTGGCAAGGGACAGGTACAAGGATGATTGGCTCGTCCTGTTCAAGAACCTTGCGGAGCAGGAGGTGCTCAGATGAGAGCGTTCATAGACTGGATGTGCGACACCGTGGAGACGGAGCTTGGAATCTCCATGAAGGTGGGGGCTATGCCTCCCATCAACGGAGTGGGGATTCAGCAGAGTTCTGGAAGCGTGATGTCGGAGTACCTTCCGAGGACAGCCTTGCATCGCACGACCTTCGTCATAAACTCCAAGGACAAGGCACAGGGTACGGCTTTGCAGAACCTTGTGGACATCCACGAGGTATTGACGAAAAGAATAGGATACCCAAGCACGGAGGACTGGCAGATAACAACCGTCCGCACCGTCAACAGCCCCGATTTCTTGGGGCAGGAGAATGACGAGGCGTATATGTACGGCTCTGCCGTGGAGGTGCTTTGGTACGACAGAAAGAAGGCGGTTGACACACCGCTATGATAGGAGAAATAGCATGGCTAATCTTTCAACTGGTCAGTTTCTTGTAATGTATGGTGTCGAGGTTCAGATCAACACCACTCCGTCCGCACAGACAGGCACATACGCCACAATCGGTGACGGAATCACAAACGTGTCCGAGGCTCTGAATGAGGTCAAACAGCAGATGTACTATCTCATCAACAAAGGATTCGGACAGACAGAGGTCACAGGTATGCATCCAGCCATCACCTTCACAGGCCACAGGCTCCACGGTGACACGGCACAGGACTACATCTTCGGCCTCAAGTACAGCCTTGGGTCAAGTCGCAAGACCGACATCAAGATAAAGGTGTTCGACCCAGAGGACGCAACAAAAGTGTTCTCACAGTACACCGCATCGGTCACAATCACCGACCTGCAGGAGCTGAGTGGTGCAACAGAGAACGGAAGTGATATCAGCTTCACATTGGAGTTCAACGGAGCACCTGAGGTTGTCGCATAAGGGGTGCGTGAATCCGAAAGGGAGCGTACCGACAGAGCCATCCTAGAAATAGGGTGGTTCTTTTTTTGTCCAAAATAAATGAAAAAAGACCAAGAAAAGTATTTACATTTTATCGGATATGGGTTAATATAATAGTGTAAGCAAGGACTTACAAAGGAGTTTTAAATGAAGTACAGAATCAAGTTGACAAACAGAATCACAGGTGAATCAATCGTAACCGCAAAGTATTGGACAATAGAGGCGGAGGCTGAATATTGTGTAATCGAATATTTCATGAACATCAACAACAACAACAACTGTGATGTTGAGGTTATATCGGAGCAGGGCAATTAAGCCCTGCAAAGGAGCATAGGATGAAGAAAGAGATTGAGTTCGCACAGAACATCGTTTACATGGGGCATCTGTACCATCTCAAGAAAGAGGACGGGGACAGAGCGGAATATGTGGCAGAGGATGGGCAGAACTGCCTGCCGTCCTTCACAATCAACAAGAACCTATATGGGTACTATGAGCATACTGGACTCATAGAAAGGAGATGAGAATGGAAAGAGCAATCAAGATCGTTGAGGGTTTCATCGCAGATTTGAACAAGTCACTGGACGAGGACAGGGAGAACTACAAGAGGACGAGAGCGGACAGCATCTATGAGGCGGATTACCGCAGGACGCTGGAGAAGATGTTCAACATCAACATGTACAAGCTGATAGTTCTTGAGGATGTCAAGCGGGCATTGGAGTCGGCCAGCATGGACGCCAAGATGGACGAGGGGATGAAGGCATGAGGTACACGAACATTTTGGGTCTGCCGAGGGCGATGGTCAAGGCTGTGGAGAGGAACGGACACAGACATGGGGACTTCTCCGTGACGCAGATGCTGAAAGGGGCTACCGAGATAGCTCTTGAGAGGATGTTCCCCGACAAGCTGGAGATGGATGTCTCCGATGCGTTCAACATGATGTTTGGGACTGCCGTCCATAAGCTGTTCGAGGAGCAGGAGACGGAGAACGTGCTGAACGAGCACTACATGGAGACTGAGGTCTACGCAGGGTTCACGGTCAGCGGAACGGCTGATGTGTTGGACTTGGCTCTTGAGGAATGCGTGGACTACAAGACCTGTGCAAGCTGGAAGGTGATATACAAGGATTTCGATGACTGGAGAAGACAGGGCAAGGGCTACCTGTGGCTGTGGTTCATGGAGACAGGCAAGGTATGGCACAAGGCGAGGTTCATAGCCATCATCAAGGACTGGTCACCGACAGATGCCAAGCGTGACAGGAACTATCCGCAGTCGCCGATAGTGCCTATCAGGTTCGAGTATTCCGATGCTGAGATATTCGGTGTGCAGGAGGAATGGACGGAGAAGATTGTCGAGATCTTGCAGAAGCTGGTCACACAGGACTTCGGATGCTGTTCCGCAGAGGAAAGATGGGCCAAGCCTACGACCTACGCACTGATGAAGGAAGGCAGGAAGTCAGCCATCAAGGTCTATGACAACGAGGCTGATGCAGTCGAGGCGAAAGGTGATGACCCCAAGCTCTACGTGGAGGAGAGAAAGGGCAGGGATGTGAAGTGCGAGAGCTACTGCGTGGCTGGGAAGTGTGGGCTGTGTCCGTACAGGAATGAAAAGGAGGAAGCATGAAGAGCATAGCGGTGTTCGTCAACGAGTATGTGGACGGTCTGAAGGAGAAGGACACATTCCAAGCTAGGGACATCTCCAAGGCTTACAGGCAGTATGCCTATGCTGAGGAGCACGTGTGGAGGCTTCCGTATTCGGACACCATACAGCGTGTCCTGAGACAGAGGAGAGCCGAGAAGGGTGATGTGCATTACTACGACTACGGCAGGTCGATATGGTGGAAGGCTGACCACGTTGCGACCAAGGAGGAGAGATGCTCTCGGAAGGCGAAATGAAAGTCATGAGGAACCTCGCTTCGGCGGTCTTGAGGATCGGGCTTGTTGACGCCAGCAGAGGATATGAGCCGAACAGACTGATATCCTTCGCCGAGGATGAATGGTGCGAGGATTTGTGCATGATGGCTGATATAGCTGTGACGGCGTACAGGAGGGAGCTTGCGAGAAGGCTTGAGAAGTGGGTCGATTCAAGCAAGCTCAAGCGTCTGAGAACCTATGAGCTTGTGAAGGTGCTGAAAGATGGCAAAGATACAGGGAAACACAAGAATCAAGAACCTTGAGGGCTTCCTTCGGATGAACCGACAGATGCTCTCCATGTGGGCGGAGAAGGCCAAATGCTCCGTTGAGGACTTGACGGTGAAGGTGACCATCGAACCACCGTTCAGACCGAGGACAACTGGGTACAAGTCACAGAACCATGCGTTGAATGGTTTTATCCAGCAAATCTGCATGGAGACTGGACAGGATTTCGCCAGCACCAAGAGCTACGTAAAGCAGATGGCGATTGAGATGGGATACCCAAGACTGACCAGAAGGACGGTCAAGGGCATTGAGGATGTTGTCGACTGGTGGGGCAATCCAGTCGGCATCTCGGAGGCTGACGCAAGCATACAGGACTGCTCATTGCTGATAGAGTGTGCGGTGAGGCTTGCGAGTGAACTTGGAATCACATTGGATACAGGAGATATGACATGAGTTGTGATTGTGTACTTATTGGAAGGCTCACAAAGGACTGTGAGAGCAAGACAACGAAGACGGGGAAGCTGATATACACGTTCTCCGTGGCGAGCAACAGGGGATTCGGGGACAAGCAGGAGACTGATTTCTTCGACTGCATGGCGTTCCATCCTCTGCTGGAGAAGCAGTTCCAGCACCTCTTGAAGGGTTGCATGGTGAAGGTGGTCGGACACTTCCAGAGCCATGAATCGGACAACAACGTGAGAAGGTGGACTATTATAGTTGACAGCCTTGAGATGCTTTGGGGCAAACCCAAGCCCAAGGAGACGAAGGAGGAAGACCTTGACATCCCGTTCTAAGAGGTTCATAATGTAGGTGCAATCCTCCGAGAATAGCTTTCCGAAGAGACCCCGAGTTTAGGCTTGGGGTTTCTTTTTGTCTTTTTCCCTTGAAAGATATTTACATTTTATAGTATTTACATTATTATTTAATCAAGTAGGGCTGATGCCCTCACAGGAGGATTACATGATACTTACAAAGGACGGAGAGAAGAGGCTTCTGCACGCTGATGAGATAGAGTGCAGAGTGGGGAACTGGAGCAAGGACAAGAGCAGATACACCGTTCTGCTCTACAAGACCGCAAGATGCGATGCCGACATTCTGGACGAGGTTTTCGGCAGGGACAACTGGAAGACCACGCATTATGAGGTCAAGGGCAAGGACTTCTGCATGATTGAGGTACGTATCAGATTCGAGGACGATTCGGCAGTTCTGGAGAACGGCAAGTCCATCTCCTATGAATGGGTCGGCAAGTCCGATTGCGGTTCGGAGAGCAACATCGAGGCTGAGAAGGGAGAGGCTTCTGATGCCTTCAAGAGGGCTGGCTTCCAGTGGGGAATAGGAAGGGAGCTTTATTCAGCACCGCAGATCTG